ATCCCCTAAGGGATGCTGTAAGCATACCAAATTTATAAAATTAATTAAATTATTCCTGTCGGAGTAGTAGAAAATATATTCTGAAAATCGTGTTTTTGTCAGATTTATCGCGAAATTTTAGTTTATGATGAGATTGTATCGCAAACTTTCACAAAAAATGCGCGAGTAGCGCGATACGCGCAAACATTTCTGTAATTTTTGTATGAATTGTGTATAATTCTTACAAAAATATGAAAGCAAATTATGTAGAATATGAAATATATTTATGTACGAACTGTAAATTATTTTATGATGGGTTTATCATGATGAAACGGCAGGCCTCCCTACGGTCGGCCGCCGATAGGCGGAATCCCCAAAATACAGTTGCTGTAATTTCCAGATTACAGACTGAAAATGATTTCCAGAGCTCCCAGGAAACTTTTTCCCAGCCCATCTCCGTTTTTGTTTTTCAGTCATTTCCAAACTGTAAAATACAGTAAAATTATACGCCCTGTAATTTTTGTATGAAGTGTGTAACATTCTTACAAAAATATGAAAGCAAAATATGTAGAAGATATATTTTAATTTACACAAACTGTAACATAATTCATGATGAGTTTATCGTCACGAGAGCGACGGCCTCCCTACGGTCGGCCGCCGATAGGCGGAATCTCCAAAATACAGTTACTGAATTTCCAGATTTACAGACTGAAAATCGTTTGCCAAAGTTCCCAGGAAATCTTTTTCCAGCCCATCTCCGTTTTTGTTTTTCAGTCTTCTCCAAACTGTAAAATACAGTCAAACTGATTTTCACCTGAATCCTATAGGTATATTTCAATGATGAGTTTATCGTCACAAGACGGCAGGCCTCCCTACGGTCACCAGATGACCAAAATACAGTTACTGGACGCTGTAATTTCCAGATTACAGACTGAAAATCGTTTGCCAAAGTTCCCTGGAAACCTTTTGCCAGCCCAACTCCGTTTTTGTTTTTCAGTCTCCACCAAACTGTAAAATACAGCATCCAGAGTTTTACTTCATGTACTTTTGTATCAATTCTGTAAAAATTCATACAAAAATATAAATACTTCTTAGTTTGGCCTATAATTCACTATTTTAATCAAATTTCCATCCGTATTAACTCCCAGCGCCTTTTCAAGTGCTTTTTGCCCGCTTCCAAATTTACTGTACTTCACTACCTTCGCCTCAATTGGATACCCCCCAGGATGATTGTCATAAAATTCATACCACCCCTTTGTACAATCCCATTCAAGCCCTATTTGCGGTATAATCACTTCATGTATGTCTTTTCCAATACTTACATGATGAATTTGGCTTGTCGCCCCCCGCACACACGTATAATACTTAAATATCACCCACATCTATAACATATGTACGATTTTTCAAACTCATCAATATACATACTCACTAATAATATTGATGATAAATTCTATATAGGGTCAACTATATACTCTTTAGAGTCCCGTTTTGCCTATCATACTGGTGAAAAAGTATCGTCTTGGAATACTCCACGTTCATCCCCTCTATATATTCATTTTAACCCCATTGGATGGCAGAATGTTACCATTACACTTCTTGAAAAGGTTAAATGTGTATCTCGTGACCATCTTCATATTTATGAAACTAAACATGTATTGCCACATATTGGTAATACAAATTGCCTAAATGTTCGTATACCTTTTTCTTATTATAATTATTGTTTTTCTAAATGTGCCATTCTTAATTTATCTGCAGAAGCAATTTATCTACAATTTCTTCATTATAATAATTATAAACGTGTGTTAAGAGAACTATTAAAACTTACTAGAATATATCCAACTGACTATATATATGCTCGTGCAAAATACTTATTTGATTTCGTTCTTGATGAACTTTTACTTTTTACAGACGTTATCCCCCCTACATGTTCAGCAGACTCTACTGCTATACCAATTGTCATCCCCCCTCCTCGGCCAAAAAAACGCGGCCGTCCAAAGAAAGAAAAGCCAATAGAACCTCCTAAGATTCCCAAAAAACGCGGCCGTCCTAAGAAAGCGCCATCTGAGCCCGTACCTGACGTACAAACATCTCATGAACCTTCAATTACACCTCCCAATAATGCCCCATCTGAACCTGTAATCGCCGCCAAACCTCGGCCAAAATTCTCAAAGAAGGTGGCAAAGATAGATACAGATTCTATTGTTCCTCTTACTTCGTTCGGTCCGTCTTCTTTGTAAATAATTACTTAATCTTTAAGAATACTATATTTTTCTGGAGGGTATCTATGTAGATGTCTTTCATAGCAATTAATATTTGATTCCCAAAGCCCTTTATGAAAATTGGGACATTTAAAAGAACAAATCCAAAATTCTTGATTATGCCGCGATGATTGTAATGGATTAGGATAAAGTTCTATATTTTTGTATTGGATAGGATCTGGAAGTAACAAGATGTATGATGCTCTTGCCCACCAAAAATTTCCAGAATAATGTAACACGGGTTCTTCCCGCAAATCAACTCCAGTTGTTTGATAGATTTGCAATTCTTCTACACAATCTTTCCATTTTGTTATACAAAAATGGGCCATATACTCAACCCAATCTTCAACACAAGGATTTATAGTTTTTCCAACACCTTTTGTATGAAGATATAAAACTAAATAATCACAATTATTATTACAAAAATCATATAAAAGTTTTTGTGTTGGAAGTTCATATTCTTCTAGTTGTGAACTTGTTCTAGAAATTTGTATTTTATCTCCATAAGTTGCCCATACATTACTATCTAATTCACCTTCTCCAATAAATGATAAAATAATATAGTCCGATGCTTCTAAAAGCCCACTATTACTCATTAAATCTAAATAATTCTTTACTAGTTCATCCCATCTTGGAAGTAACGCAATATGAATAAAGACTACAAGCTTCATGTAATGATACATAACAACCCCTATAAGTATCTTACGACAAAATCATTGAAAATTAAATAGTATAGAGCATATAAAAAGTACTATATCATATGTATAGAAAAAGCAATATATAGTAATTATTGTGTATCAAGTTCCCACCAAGTATGAACGCCGCGCGTATTTGTCTCAATTCCAAATGACTCTAGAAATGCTTTTAAAGTTGGATATTTTCTAAAATTCCAAAGTCCTTCACTGAGAGCATGCATGTGTGGAAAAAATAGTGAATTAGTAGTTCGTAGAGATAGCATTGTTTCTTTATTCTGAACAGACCAGCACCCGCGTGCTCCCATAAATTGTAAACATTCTGTATCTTCATTTTGATTTTTGGCCTTATGAAGTGTAAAACAAAATTCACGAAAAATGTTCATATTCCAAATAGCAGGTTGAAATATATGATTATCTTCAGGATAAAAATAATAATTATTATACCCCGTAAAAACTCCTGGATGGCGGGTTGTATTATTAACTAACGCACAATAACTACACAGCCAGCCGCAATTTACTGCTTTCATAAACGATACCATATCAGACATAATTTGCGGAGATAACTTATCAATTGGAAGCCAATCTTCATGTAAAAATAATACATACTCAGAATCAATTTCTAGTAAACATTTTCCAACTCGCCGAGTCCAAATATCTGATTCATCAAATGTATGTTGAATCCATGATGATGGAATCCATTCTTGGATAAGATTCTGATCGGCTGTTTTTTCATATAACCAATGAATTTCAAATTCATTGGCATATTTCTTTAGAAGTGGAACCATCGCTTTCCATAAAAAACTATACTCAGAATGAGTATAGACTAGAATTGGTACACGCTCCATTATTATAATCTGAATAAGTGCGCTTAAGGCCCTTTTTTATTATAATTTACAGTAAAAGATAAATGAAGTTTTTCATTGGCCCGATGAGTAAGAATATAGTAGATACAATTCTTACATTTACGAATACTTATGGTCATGATATCGTGTTCATCCCCAGCCGCCGCCAAATAGAAAATACCGGTGGCTATGTAAATAATTGGACTACGAAAGAATTTTATGATTATATTCAAATTAATTCTATCAAAAAGGTTCTCATTGAACGAGACCATGGAGGGCCCGGTCAAGGGCTTCACATGGATGATGGGTTTTCTTCTATAGATGAAGATATAAAATATGTAGACATCTTTCACGTTGACCCATGGAAGATGTATCCTTCATACCAAGAAGGTCTTGAATGGACAATTAAAATTATTAAGTATATACATCAAAAAAGACCCGCTATAGAATTTGAAGTTGGTACGGAGGAAGGAATCCGTCCATTTCAATCCGACGAACTTGATAGATTTATTACAGACCTCAGATGCCAACTTTCTACAGATGAATTTAATCAAATTAAATATTTAGTCATTCAATGCGGAACACGCCTTTTAGAAACTACAAATATTGGCCACTTTAATTCACATCAACTAAGTGATATGATTAAAGTATGTGAAAAACATGGCTTGATTGCAAAAGAACATAATGGAGATTGGATATCTATGGATATAGTTAAAGAAAAAGCAGCTCTTGGTCTTACATGTATTAATATTGCACCTGAATTTGGCGAAATTGAAACACAATGTATTCTAAATGTAATTCGTAATACTGAAGATTTTGAAACATTTTATAAGGTTTGTCGCGATTCTGGAAAATGGAAAAAGTGGGTATCGCCCCTTTTTATTCCAGATGAAAATAAGGAAAAACTAATACAAATTTGCGGTCACTATAATTTCACAACTCCAGATTGTATCGCTTTAAAACAAAAATATCCTACACTTGAGGAGCAGATTAAAACAGCAATTATGCGACGACTCTTTGAACTTCATGGATTATTTACTGAGAGAAAAAAATGTATTTTCTGTAAATCTACAAATCTAGAAAGTCTAGTATCAGAAGAAAAAGAAACACCCATATGTTATTCTTTATTTCCTACAATTCAGACAAGTTATATAATACCGTATGCATTACAGTACTGTAAAGCGTGTGATATTTGCCAAATAAAATATTTAGGCGATATTGAGCAAGTATATAAAGTAAACCATATTGACAATTTTGGAGTTGTAAAACATGATATGCACAATACATTTGCAACATTTATTTCTCAGAATAATGATATCCAAGGAAGTTTAGAAATTGGTGCATGCCATGATTACCTTTCCAGATTATTAATTGAAAAATATCCTGGTCTTAAAATTACAATCATTGACCCTTCCTTCACAGGTCTTACAGATGGATTAAATATAATATCCAATTATGTAGAAAATATTAATATAGACAGTCTCAATTGTAATACAGTTGTAATGTCCAGTGTCTTTGAACATTTTTATGAACCACTTACTATACTAGAACAACTCCAAAATGCTAGAAATATAAAATATATATATCTAAATCATCCTAACATGGAATACGCAATTAAAAATGATGTCCATATTAACTTGACAGTGGAGCACACGTTTTATATAAAAAATGATGATATAGAACGCTTATTTGCAAAATACGGGTTTAAATTACGGCGTAAAGAATATTTCCAATACCATACACTTTGTTTAGAATTTATTCGTTCTGATGATGCTCCTGAGATGGAATTTGCTATTACAAATAAAACAAAATCTGATATTCAAGAATACATTCAACGAATTCAAACGCGCGTAGATACAATTCATACATTCCTAGATAATCATCCAGATCATGATATTTATTTATGGCCCGCCTCTATGCATACAGTGCCCCTCTTTATTTATGGATTAGACCCTAAACGGCTTAAAGGGTTTGTAGATAATTCTCCAAATAAAATTGGAAACATTTTTTATGGATATAATTTAAAATGTTACAGTTTTAAAGATGTTATAGACACTAGTTCTGAAAATACATGTATTTTACTTGGCGGTGCTGAAAATTATAAACGAGAACTTCAAACGGCGAATTTTAAGGGAACACTTTTTCATATTTAAGGACATCTCTATGGTGTAACTACATAGTATGTCATCAATACCCAAAACAATTTTTTGCGATATTGATGGGACCCTATTAGAGCATAGTGGGGATATTCTTGAAAATGCTCGCATGGACCCTGTTGTTCTAAAAGATGTAGAAACACGATTAAAAGAATGGGATCGTAACAACTATACAATTATTTTAACTACAGGTAGACGTGAATCAACCCGTAAAGAAACTGAAATACAGCTTCGTAAGGCAAATATTATTTATGATCAGTTAATCATGGGACTACCCAATGGGGACCGTATTTTAATAAACGATAAAAAGGTCAGAGGTGTTAGAAATACAGCATACGCAATTAATCTTGTTCGAAATCACGGCCTCGAACATGTTCAATTAGATTCTACCCATGTTACTGTACGCGATGACTATAAATTTGACCGTGTTGAAAAACCGTGGGGATATGAGGAACTCGTAGATTGTAATGATAAATATGTTGTAAAAAAACTATTTATGAAACAAGGTCATGCTTGTAGTATCCAATATCATCAACTCAAACGAGAAACCATCCTTGTTATTACTGGAAAATTACGTATTTATATTGGAAAAACATTAGAAGATTTAACAAGCAAGATATATCAGTGTGGAGATACAATTACAATTGAACCTTACACTGTGCATCGTATGGAGGCAGTTGAAGATTGTCTCTATACAGAAACATCTACAAATGAATTATGGGATGTTGTACGCTTACAAGATAACTATGGTCGCGCACAATCCATTGCTTGAATAGCCAGATAAACATTTAACTTACCAAAATAAAACAAAAATTTAGAAAGTTTACCTTCATATAAAGGGGCCATATTTAACCAAATAATTCCTGTTAAAAGTTCAACTTGACGTAAATCAATATGTTGAACTTTTAAAAATGAATTTAAATCTTCCAATTGCTTGATTAAAATATAATTACATTTTAAATCTACGGTTACTGTTGTCGTATCTTCTTCTACAGTAAATAAATCTTGTGTAATATTGGCATGATTAAAAATCATATTGTGTCGTAATTTAGCAAGATCATATAAACGATCACCATGTGTCATTTCCTTATCAAATTCATGCCTCCAATCCAATAAACAATAGGGCTGCTCCCTACCATTAGTCTTAAGTATATTATCTAATATAAAATCTCCGTGAAATTTTGTAAAGTTTGTTGTATACAGAGATTCAAATTTTATTTGTGAGATTAATTCCGTTATGGGTCCAATAGCTATACCATTTACAATATGACAGTCGCCATCCTTCAGCCATGCTAATTTTGAAATACGTTCTAGCGTTTTTTCCTTATAAAAACGTTTACATACATTTATGTATTCTGAATCTTCGCAAGTCTGGCTCCATAAATGGGTTTGAGTCCACTCTAATAGTCGCATAATATGGCCATACTCTTTACACTCTGATAAAATTTGACCTTTTACAAGTTCCATACACATAAAATTTGGTCTATAATCAAATATCTTGGGCGCAAGCGGGTACAAATCCATTCCACGCTGAACCCGTTTTTTATTTATATCGGCATCATTTACAAATTTAATTACTCGATCTTTTAAGAAACAAAGTGATTCGTTATACTTTTCTAATACGTAATAATTGGACCCAAATGCTTTACATGCTTTTTCATAACTTTGAAGATTGCCCGTATCATACGCGCATGATTCATCATAAACAATAGGTCGTATACAGTGTGACTGAACAAGTTGCGTCAAAGCATGAATATCACTGAGAGATTGGTTGTTTTTGTCCTTAGTATAAAGGTCCTCTAAATTGTCCCAAAAATAAGAATAATTATAAATATAGGAAACACCAAGATATACATAGGTGTTTTCCTTGTACCCCTTTGGATGTATACTACATATTTGATTTTGTTCACATGTGACGCTCGCATATGTATGATAGTCTTCGGATTTCATAACCACCATGGCATTTGTAGAATTAGTAGGAATATGTATAGGTGTTTTTAAGATTGTATCGCAACAGTGAAATACAAAAGGGCGTTGGAGATAAGTTCTCGCTTGAAGCATAGAATAACCTAAACTTGACCCATCGCCTTCATAGGGTGTAATATACACAAACGTAAATATGCGCGTTGGATATGCCAGTTCCAAAAAGTCTTTAACATGAGATCCAAAATATCCTAATGTTATAATAAATTCAGTATTCTCAGGATATAATTCTATAATATGGCATATTGCGTATTTATCTCCAACTTTAACCAAAGATTTATTTGTATATTTGGTTAAAGGGCCAAGACGGCTTCCTGTGCCAGATGTTGTTAATAATACTGGGGGGTGTGTCTGAGACATTCTGTCTTACAAATACATAAAAGTTTAGGTCCGTTTAAACACAAATAGAATATCATCAAACCGCTCTTTAACATTTTGTAAATCTATAATTTCCATACTAAATCCGTTGACCGCCGCGTATGATTCAAGTGCCGCGCGCAGCAAGTTTACATTTCGAAAATTAACATCTTCAATGATATATACCCCCCCCTGTTTAACCTTGCTAGAATAATCCTTAAAATGTTGTATTTGATCATGAACCATATGCGACGCGTCTTCTACTATAATATCAAAAGGGCCCTGAAATCCATGAATACTTTCAGAAGAATTAGCGTCTCCAAAATACATTTGAATACGCGGGTTGGTTTTAATATGCGGGATACAATTATCTTTAATATCAATGCCATAAATAGTGGCATTTGTAAAATACTCGCTATAAACCTGTAGCGATGTTCCAGAATCAAACCCAATCTCTAAAATTGAAGTAGCAGAATCCTTATAAACCATAAAAAGTGCGTCATACACTGGTCCATATGAATGTGAAGTATTTTTATCTGTTCCATAACCAGTGTCAACGGAACCATACTTGTCAAGAAGATTTGTGAACGACATATGTTAATATAACTATTATTATCTTTAGACCAACGAACATTGAAAACGGGCACTAAACTGGGGCTGTGCCCCAGTTTTGAGGCCGATTCAAAGTGAGTTAGTCGCGGCAAGTGCCCATTTATAATGGGCACTGGTCTAAATAGTATCATTTATTATATGAATACTCACCTAAAGTAATATAATCTACAAGATTTATAGTATTCAATGCTGTCGATATTCTATCTAACAAATGAGGATAGACATTTCACATTTCAGCACTACATTGACCTTATAAATAAATCACAAAGAAAACATAACTGGAGGCTTCTAGTGCTAACCCACAGCCATGATCAACAGTTCTATTATGACATTTTAAAAAAAACCGATATTACATATAATATTATATATATTCCACCACACGATAATTACATGGAAAAGGTGCGATTTGCAATTCAGGATGCAGAATATAATAAATGCGAGTATATGATGAAATGTGATAATGATATTCTACTAACTCCTCAAGCGCTTGATTATATAGTAGATAATTTAAATATACTCGACAATCCTAAAAACATAACCCTTGGCCCAACACTCACTTCAGGAATTCCATCAGTAGAATACTTTATTCAATCATTCCTCACAGATGAACAACGCGAAATCATAGAAAAAAAATTCTTAGAAACAAACCTCGGTTATGTTGGAGGTCTTGATTATAGTATGCTGAACAAACACACACTTGGCTCATCTAAATGGAATAAAGAAGAGTTTTTCTTTGATGTAAAATACAATTTTAACCACTACTATAAAGGTATTCATCCTATTCGCGTAAGTACTGACGCGATAATATATTTGAATGACCGTATTATAGAGAATAAAGATAAATTTTTTAACACTGTACCGACGGGTCTTATCTATGACAATAGGTCGCCATATTTCTGTGATAGCATATTCTGTATAAAAAGAGAGACATATAAAACGATTATCAATGACCATAGCCTCTTTGTAGATCCATTTGATGAGGTACCATTAAACAAGTATGCTTGGAAACATGAATGCGCGCATGTATTTGTAGAAAATGGCTACGCAATACACCCAATGTATAACTGGACATCTAACCATAAAGTATATGAGCACGAGTTTTGCCAGCGACTCTTTACCTAAAGACATACAATGCCTATAAATAATAGAGATGAAAATATTGTTTATAGTTACATATAATACATTTGAAGATTATTATATGGATGGAATTCATAATTTAAAAAATTATATTAACGAGCATCTAACCACTCATCAAGTTGACATTGCGTGTATAAATAGTAATGGTGATTTTAGTGATATAGAGAATATATTACCATTAAAATATAAACTAGCAAATTCCAGATATCAAATGGATAAAATTTGCGACTTTATTAATTCACACTTATTAGAATATGATTGGTTTATTAAAACGCGACCTGAAATGTTAATACTTGCTCCAATCGATTTTAGTAAACTAATACCTAATGCTATAAATGCTCGAGCCAGAACCTATACGGGTAGTTTAAAAATAGAAAACGGAGCAAGTGTTGGCGGTGAAGGAGTGTCTGATGTAGATGTCCACGATAAGAAGGATATTCCCTTTGATCTAGTCATGGATGACCAAATTTACATATTTGATAAAAATGTAATTTTAAATAACGGATTTGCTAAAATTGGGGATGATGAGAAGCAAGGCTTTTACAGTATGCTCCCCCATCATCCAAAAATACAACACGAATGGTTTCATACATATATATGGGCTATTCGAAATATTCGAATGAATATCATTGGTATAAAAGCGTGTTTTAAACGAAACGCGCATCATGGATACTACTCCGGTGATATTTGCTAGCGCATAAAGTCTTTTTTTAAACTATTATAGTCTTAGCGTTCTAGGAGAATGATTAAAACTATAATATTCGACTTGGATGGCGTTCTCTTTGATGGAGTAAAATTTCATAAAGATATGTTTATGAAAGCTTTACTAGAAATAAAACCGGATATAAGTATTACAGAAGAATATCATGATACATTCTTGAATGGTCTTTCAACAAAACAAAAACTAAACTACTTACTTGAACATAAATTTATAGATTCGATCGAAACCGAGAAGATTAATAAATTAAAAGTTGAATACACCTACAGTCATCTTAAAGATTTACATATTTCTAGTCCAACACTTCATACTATTATTACAACACTCTATAAAATGAAGTATACATTATTTTGTGTAAGTAATTCTATACGTATTACATGCGATGTAGTGCTAAAAAAATTAAATATATATGATTACTTTACGGATATAATATCAAATGAGGATATCCAAAATCCAAAACCAAATCCAGAACCATATTTACATCTTTTTAATAAATATATCTTAGATCCGAAAGAATGTATAATTCTTGAAGATAGTCATCATGGTCGTCAAGCAGCGTATACTTCGTGCGCAAACGTCATTCCAATTGTTGATACAACCGATGTAACACTTAAAAAGATACTTAGTCATATTAATATATTTGAAATGGAAGAACCTGCCAAGGATATACATGTAAATATTGTTGTGCCTATGGCTGGACACGGTTCTAGATTTTCAAAAGTTGGCTATACCGTCCCAAAGCCATTCATCACAGTATTTGGAAAACCCATGATTCAGTGGGTAATTGAAAATATTCGCCCTAAAAACGAAACCTATGGTATAACTAAAATAAAAACAAATATAATCCCCCATTACCATTTCATCGCACAAGAATCACATTTGAAACAGTACAGCCTTGACAGCATTTGTAATGAATTAAATATTAACTACACAATTACAACAGTTGATAAGGTAACAGAAGGGCCCGCATGTACTGTTTTATTAACAAAGCAACACATTAATAGTGATATGCCGCTAGTAATCATAAACAGCGATCAATATGTCGATTGGGATGTAAATAATTTCTATAGATGTATTTTGAATCCTGAAATTGATGGCTGTATTAATACATTTTATCAACCAAATCAAAACGATATAAAATGGTCCTATGCGCGTTTAGGAGAGGATGGGCTAATCACAGAAGTCGCAGAGAAGAAATATATTAGCTCTCTCGCAACTACTGGAATCTATGGCTGGAAACGCGGCAGTGATTTCGTCCGTCATGCCGAACATATGATAGCCGATAATCTACGAGTAAATAATGAATTCTATGTGTGCCCTGTATATAATTATTTAATACAACACGGGGGGAAAGTTCGTACATTTGATTGTAAAAAAATATGGGGTCTAGGCGTCCCAGAAGACTTAGAGCACTTCTTACAATGCTATAAAGGAAATGAGTAGGCCGACAAATTTTCACGATCTAGAAGCCGTGTATCATGATATGATTCATCGTAATCTATCCATATCATCTTGGAAAATAGACACACAAATTTTACTAGATGATATGCGCATGTGTAGAGCTATATTTAGTTATGGTGCTTGGAATCTCCAACCCTATTCATGGAAACGGCTTCAGGACTGGCTCAAGCCATACCTAGACTATGGAACATTGTATACAGTTCGCCCCAAAGACAGTGAAGGAAGACTCCATTTTACATTCCATCAATTATCCGGATTTTTTAACAGCATACCAGATGAGTTTAATATACCAGATAAATATAAACTTAAAGAGTTTATGAATGCGATTAATGGTCTCAAGATAGACTTTCGTGGTCTATTAATAACACCAACCGGTCTTGCTCTACGCGGATATCCCACCGACTCTATTCAATTACAAAATCTCATGCGCCTACGTGATTCACTTGATACCTTTTGTAAAGAAAATAGAATTGAATACACCCCCCCTTACATGAACAATATTGTTCACTCTACGCTCTTTCGGTGGACTCGTCCGCTACCAACCCTGCTAGCAGAAGCATTACAAAAAGACCTATCTAGATGGGATGAATGCTGGTTTGGTTCATGTACCCTATCAGACTGGTACTATGGACATGGGACACTCTTAATGCGGAAACCGCACGTTAAAGAATTACTTTACATTGAATTACCCACACGAATTGCGCATCGTGGTTTAACAAACGGTCCAAATAAGACTTTAGAAAATAATCTTGAAAATATTAAAAAAAGGGCAGAGACAGGACTATATTCAGAAATAGATATTTGGCGAGTTCGTGATACGTGGTTTGTAGGGCATGATACGCCAAATACCCCCATTGAGTTTGATTATATATTACAATACTCAAATTATCTATGGATTCATGCCAAAAATAAAGAAGCATTTGAAGAACTTGCTAATCTTCGTAAAGAAGGTCGAAACCTTTGCTTCTTTTGGCATACTACAGAAGACTATTGTTTTACATCAAATCTAGATATTATTGTTTATCCTGGAAAATCATTAATAGAAAATTGTGTATTTATGATGCCCGAAAATAGTTGTGGTATAGAAAAAACAAGTTCTATAACACATATATGTTCCGATTATTAGGCGTATCTAGAAGTTCATATCACACTGGCCTTCTAGAGGAATATCATAGATTTTATGAACAGCATATACAAATCCTGACACCCAGCTATATCTAGAATATGAGCGGATTGCCGCTGCACCTCTGAGCAAATTAAATTCAAATACTGTATCTCGTAATGCCTCATAGGATTGTTCTAGTCCCACGTGACAAATTTTGGTGTCCAACACACGAATTTGTGACCCTTTTTTACGAATTAATGCTTTGAACTCGGCAGAATCTGACATTACAATATCTGTATCTTTGTATGTTCTAATTAAATGCGCATACGCATTTTCATATACGGCATGGCTACACTCTTTGCGGACCATTTCATCATCGCCCATACGATAATGTAAAATAGTATAAGAATTAAGACCCAATTCTTTCATCTTACTCGTCATATAGGCCTCGAAAGAGGGCATAGGACGAAGAACATAGTCAACAAAACGTCGTAATTCATCTGTAATTTCACCATCATAACATTCAAGAGGCATATTCGAATAAAAACACACACAGTTATTATTAGGATTATTAATCAGATTATAATAAAGCATTGGTTCCACATCATGTGGCATACACAACCCTACAGACTCCTGTATATTTTCTAAATAAGGAGTGTAGCGATGCCTATCATTCTTTAGAAGCATAGATAACGGGTGTAATGACTTATCAACGATTAAATCAAAATTATATTTTTTAGATAATTTATAGACGCCAATAACTCCTCGCAACATATCCCCAATACCCCAGAAATTATCCCTATTTGTTTGCGGAGCATTTGTAAATGATGACTTCCAAACTAAAACGGCAGTTTTAGTAAACATTCTATCTATTTTATATTCAAGCATTTTATAATGTATTGCGCTCTTTTTTGCGGATAATTCAAGATCATCTGGAATCCAAACTAATATTTTCTTAGGAAATACTATATCTTTAATTTGGACAATGTCCACCTCCGTTATTTTATCCGTAATTTCTACTACAAACAAATCTGTTTTTTCAAATTCAGCTTGTTGCCCCTTCTGCCATGTATTTGTTCTATAATAATTAATTAATTCATGAACAGATGTAAGCGTAGTTGTATTATATCTCTTAAGTTTAGGTTCAGGTTCAGATTTAGAACCTAATATGGTAATCCATGGGTTAGAGTTTGTAGAAGGTGGGTATTTATGAGAGATTTCATGTAGACGCCCATATATATCTTCTAAGGTTTTAATTCTAAATAAATTAGACAAGGACAATGGAGAAAATCCGCCATCATATGTAAGAACAACTGGTATTCCTTGATGTGTTGATTTAATACCCGCTTCACATTTTTCAACAGGTTGAGTGTAAATATCTGTCACAATAATATTACCATCGCCCTTTAAAAGACAAGGATATAAATATGAAATTTCTTGCGCTTGTATCAAAGTGGATAATCCCTCAATAGGTTTAAAATGGCGCACCGCAGGGTCTGTTTTCAATGTTTCTGGAATTGTGTCGGCAACATAGATCATAATACACGGAATGCCCACAACATCCCACCATGCTTGTTTTACAACTGGCCAGAAATCCAAATACTTGGGATTATCATTACACGCGACAAGCGCGCACGATAGACGCATTCTATGCGTAAACAGCGTAAGGGCTTTAATACTGAAATCTAGAAGGAATGCCTTGTGCCTGTAAATTACCAGCTGAAAAATATCCCGAGACTGCCGAGTGGGGGCCGCTCTTCTGGAATCTCCTCCACGGCCTCGCGGAATTGGCTGGAAATCAGAAAGATCTGAATTTACAAACCGATGAAATGCGCCTCTGGATAAACATTATAACAAGCATACAAAACACATTGCCGTGCGATGTTTGTCACGACCACTACGGCCGTTGGTTGGCCGATCACCAGCCCTCAGCATTGAATTCCATGCCCTATGCTTTAAAAGGTCCCTGGATTCGCCGCTACTGGTGGGCCCTCCATAATGAAATCAACGAAGGGAATAATAAACCCATTGTGGCATTTGAAGAACTAGCTGGCCGATACAAGGGGGGTGATATCACTGGCGCATGGAAACGGCTTGAACCGGTTATAAAAAGGGCCATTACTCTCAATGGAATTACATTAATGCCATGGAAAAAATGGTTGGGGTTTGTGCGAATGCTACAAGGCATGTATGGGGTGTGATAGAGTTACGCGCTAGGCAGGGGCAAAATGGAATCGGTGTATTGCACGGCGCGAAGGCCGTACTGACTCATACACTTCTCAAGAAAGACCTGGCACTCGCTACAGGGCTTTGAAGGAAGAACATTGACCGCTGAAATCCGCCACACACACAGGGTCGCATCCTTCAGTTTAGAAATATCGCCCAGCTTCTTTACCACGGCCCTCTCGGCATGAATAGTCTGGTTACTATACCCAGATCCCTTGCTACGAGAGCCTACGCGATTCTGCGCAAGAGCAATCACCTTGCCCCGCTTAACAAGCGCCGCAACGTGAAGAAACGTATTATGAGGCCTACACCCCTTACAGGGAATCATAGGCGTGTGCTCGTGAATCATCCGCTCAAGTGTAGTCGTCGACATTCTTACTAAAACTTGTACGTATTCGTTTGGGTACTCTTGGCATGGACTGTCAGTGGTCATCAATTTTTCTTGATTACCTGATCAAAGTCAGTGCCGCACACTATTCTGTATTATAATCGCTCTTTGTTGACGCAGACAATTCATCATAACAACTATATATAGTATATACGATACAAATACAGCTGATAAAAATAATGGAGATGTAGTTGTCACTGGCTGCGGATGCGGCAAAGATTCAAGCGGATCCATTTACTGTACCATAGTCAACTTTTCTTAAGCTCTAAAAGGTTTTAGAGCGCCAAGCATGGCGGCCAATTCGCCCACATTGGCATTTTCACCACCAGCAGCACCAGGAGCACCAGGAGCGCCTTTCGCCTTTGTAACAGCACCGTCAACTGTAACCGCAATCAAAATAGTATTCTTAGGCTTTTTAAATTTATTTGTCAGCTCAATAACCCGTTCAATAACTTCTTCTGGCGGGGTTTCGGCAGTTAGCGCAGTTTTTCTTACATTCAATGATTCTTCCAATTCATTCAATTCCCCCTTTAATTGTTCAGAAATTTCTAGCGCAACGTCATAATCCTCGGTTGGTTCTCTTAAAATTTCATTTGTTTTGTGTAAGAGCGTTTTAATACTTTTCATGTATTCATCCGTAGAATTGTTGCGGCGAATATTCAAAGTTAGATTTAGTTTACGCACCCCCTTTTTTCTTTTCGTTAGTTGCGCAACAGCCTTATTCATAGCCATATTCATTTTAGCATCCTTATTTGGTGCTTGTCCTGGGCGCACCGGTTTAACCCAATTAATAAGAGGTTCACGTCGGGGCAACTCATGTCCAATAGGGCGCTTTCTTTCCAAGGCACGCCGTTGGGAATAGGTATGTCTTTTGGGAGCTTTTAGGACGCCACCGCGTTGTTTACGCGTCTTGGGCATTCTACTTGTCATAGTATAACTTAGAAGGGTGCTCCAGTCATCTCCACCATCTCCCGCTCAACCTGTCTAGCCTCTTCCTTCTCGTCTTCTAAATCAGCTCTTGTAGGTACATGGCCCGCGGCCAGTTGAACCATCTCGCCGCCCTGCGCGCCGAAAAAAGACTCGATCGGAATGGCCCAAGTGAGTACATAACCAGCAAAACTAATCAGCAACAGACTCACAATCACAATTAAAAAAGGGGACATCTTTTTCATTCTTGATTCTATCTTAGACAGATAAAATTGAATCAAGATCGCGGAGTTTATACCGTACCAGACCAAAATGAATTCCAACTCCGCCGATAATTATTTCAAGTTCGTGGCCGACGCAGAGGTCGTCCTCACAGCAGCGGGCTACACTCCTGACAAGATGCTGTGGGAGTGTTGGAGGGGTATGGAGTCTACGCCACTAAAAAAGACGCTCACTGACGCGGATGGAAATACGTATGTATTCACTGCTGGAATGGCAAACCTCGGCGTCTATGGGCTCTTTGTATCCAAGAACGGGGACCATACGCTGAATATCTATGACTTCTGCGACCGCTAGCGTGAAAGAAACCGAAACGTATAGTTACGATTAATCGTCTCAAGAATATTATAATGCGTGTGGAAATACAGACACACCACATATTCAGCAGCCATTCCACCTATCCATGTAGTCTCTGGAAGCGTCGCGAGCAAATACGAATGTAAGAACATCAGCATAACACGGTCGCGCGTGAGCCACATTTTCATATACATGTGCTTATTTTTCACATAATATACAAGACCCGATAATTCATAAAATATAAAAAGTTGATTGATGACCTGGTAGCAAATATAGAATAGTTTTATATCCGTGAGATAAATAATGCTTCGTGATGTATTAAACATAAGTATGAGAATCCAGTGACATAACAATATAGAAAAAAGCGGGTGATTCATTTTAATCAACACGAAAATATGTGGGGTATGAAGCGACTCGATACTATGAGTGCCTTCGCGGTCATATTCAGTCAAACATGAGTTACAGCGAATCCCTCTGGTAGGCTCTGCAGTATACCAATTCATGAGACAACTATTATGGACATACTTTGACGAACCCTTACACAAACACGGCGAGAGAAGATTTTCAGTTGTATCTGTTTCAAGGCAAAAACGGCACTCTGCCGATGTCATACAACATTCCTAGTTATTCTTACGTTTTTTCCTTAGACGGTGCGGTTCAGACACGATCGTCTGCGGGCTTTGCGGGCTCGTCGTCAGACGACGTGTCATAATTGGGAGACAGCTTCCGCTTGGGCCCATTCACAATCTTGGACTTCTTGAGCGCCTTGCGGCCATGGATGGGCGTCGAGTCCATGCTGTGGCAGTTGCGACGGAAGCAGTGGGCGCACATGGGATCTGTAGCAGCCTTCCTCACGAGTTGGATGGCGGCCGCGCGCCGATTCTTGCTCCAGAGATCCTCCTCGAGCCACTGATCCACCGCCCAAGCCTCCTTCGCCATCAGGTCGTTGACAATAATAGGCTCCATTATATGCGTGTTGAGGTATGATGCGCCGCGTACATTTCTTGTGGCAGAATGGTGGCTTCAATTTTATCAAAAAATGTTTTTTGAATACTTACCATATTGATTCTTGATTATATTTACTCCAGCTCGTTCAGAATGTCCTCCCAGTATTCCAGTTCGGCATCGATTTCATCCAGTCGCAGGTCCTCATCTCCAGTAAGACGGCCTCGCTGCGTAATCTTCTGCCGCTCGCGCATCAGAATGCGCATATTCAGGTCGCAGTACTCTGCGATCTCCCCAGAGTCAGAATAAGTGAAGGAGCTATTCATCTTGTTAGTTTGCATTGGGTTTGCCATGATTGGCCATGGCCGCCGTGGCCAATTTTTGATGAGGGCATTGTAACTCAAAAATATTGGCACATTTATTTTATTCAAATAATTTGACGGCAGAAAAGTTGAGGAGGCGGCGCCACCAAAGTCCGGTACACACACATCTGGATACAACACTCTGAAAATGGCAACTCCTCGTCGTTCCGCGCGTATCGCTGCCCAGCCCACCGTTACGTGTTACTCGGCAGACGGATATACGAAGGAGGACCGTGTGCTTCCTCCTTACAGGGGACTCACCGAGCAGCAGTGTAAGCAACTGGACAAGGATGGAACGCGCATACAGAACTACACCATCAAAATTCAAAAGACTGTGCTTCCCACAACTAGCGCCATTTACGCTGTTGACATGTTTCTGTATATCAAGAAGCATCCCCTGATTCTTCTTCGGGCGCCCACGGTGCGTGCGAGCATCCTGCGCATGCTAAAGAACTTGTATGTTAGTGTTCAGCATAATCCTTATGATTATTTCATTGCTCAGCGGGTCATTATCGTCAGACTATATAATGAATTCAACGTCATGGTACGCGAGTTTCCCCAGAACCCGCTGTATATTGCGTAATTGAAAACAAAAAACGGAATGAAAGCGGTGGACTTTTTCCATTCTTGATGGCAGAAAAATTGAACGGCGCGGCGGCGCTGAGGGCAAGTACACTGCTAGGAATAACACATTTGAAAATGATCGCTCCTCGCCGCTCTGCCCGCATCGCCGCCAAGATGGCTACTCCTGTGACGCAGCCTCTGAGGCGCTCGGCGCGACTCGCTGTGGCACCTGTGGCAGCACCTGTGGCAGCACCTGTGGCAGCACCTGTGGCTGCTCCTGCTCCTGTGGCTCCAGTGGCACAGCCCCTGAGGCGCTCGGCGCGTCTCGCTGCCAGGACCCAGAGCTATCCTGGCTATGGGGTTCCGCCGAGTCACTGGGCCAAGCACCGTGCCTACACTGGTCTGACCTGGGACCAGTGTAGGAAGCTTGATAAGAATATCGCTCGGGTGTATGAGTATCTTGGCGCAGTTGATCTGGAGACTAGTTTGGTAAATAGGGCCGAGTGCGTAATTCGGCTCTTCCAGTATCTCTACCACAACGAGCTTCTGGTTCTGCGTAATCCAAGGTTCCGCACGGCCGTCATGAACAAGCTGGAGGAGATTCTGAATAGTGGCTCCACCATGGCCAACATCACTCCCACACAGAGCCGAATCCTGCGGACCCAGCACAAGCTCTGGAAGTACAAGTACACGGCGATGACCACTCACCCGCTCTATGTGGCGTAAAGTGGTCAAGTAACAACAAAAACAAAATAGAAGAGGAAAGTGGCGGACTTTTTCCCATTTGATTGAGGTCAGTAAAATTGGAAGTGCCTCACATTGAATACCACCGCTGGCCTTTCATCGTAACATCATGACCACTCTTCGTCGCTCTACCCGCATTGCTGGTCTGAAGACCCCAAACTATGGCGATCTCACCTACGGAGCAGTGTGACCACTTCATCAGCCTCTACACGGAGCCGAGGACCTCGTGGTACGACGCCGTACACGACCCGCTCTACATGCCCTGAGGGCTACACCAAGAGGAGACTGCCGCTGGGGCTTTTTCCCATCCTGGGGCGTGGGGCTAGGCATGGGGCTAGGCTGGGGGTGGGGACGGCGAGCGGAGGAGGGGCAGGGCGGCCGTTGAGCTGGGGCGGGGGCGGCGAGCGGAGGAGGGGCCGAAGGCCTAGCGCGGCTGTTCAACTTTATCTTGAAGTTGACAGCCGTCTACCCTAGGGCCAGCCTAGAAAGGCCTAGGCATATTCAACTTCTTGAAAAAATTGGTTTAGGGTTGGCCTAGGAAGGGGGCTAGGACACGTCAACTTTGAGATAAAATTGAACGCCCGCCCGCCGACCCCAGGAAGGCACGACGGACAACGAGAGCAAGCGAACAATCAACTGCTCAACCCCCCGCAGCCTTATCCCTTTAATTCGACCTCGTAGGAGGCGTTTGGTTGGCTAGCACAATGGCTACTACTCCCATCACCCGCGCCGAGGCGCTGACTGCTTTCGAGGGCCTGTCCGCAGACGACAAGTGGTGGATGGCCGAGAACATCATGAGCATCCTGCGCGGTGCTGGGCCCCTGAAGCCTCGTGGGCGTAAGCCCAAGGACGGCGGCTCTGAGGCCTCCAGCAAGAAGCCCAGGTCCAAGGCCAACCTCCACAACATCCTGACTCACGTCGTGAAGCCCGCTCTGATGGCCGCCGAGGCGGCTGATGAGAAGACTGCTCGGCTGATGAAGAAGGGCCGTGCCCAGAAGGCGGTCGCTCAGGTGTTCGTGGATCGGTTCGCTGCCCTGGAGAGCGCGGAGGCTGATGCGGCCGTGAAGGCCCTGACTGCCGAGGAGGCGGTGGCTGCCTTCCAGGAGTGGTCTGCTACTCCTGAGGCCAATAAGCCCCGCAAGTCCCGCAGCACTGCTTCCAGCGGCTCTGACAGCAAGCCCAAGAAGGCGAAGCTGGCGGACATGACCGAGGAGGAGAAGAAGGCGTTCTACAAGGCCCGTGGCGAGGCTGCTGCCGCGGCTCGCGCCGCGAAGAAGGCGGCTGCTGCTGAGAGCGCCGACTCTGAGTCTGAGTCTGAGTCTGAGGCCGAGGAGGTCACCAAGAAGAAGTCCAAGAAGCCTGTCAAGCCCGCAGAGTCTGAGGATGAGGCCAGCGACTCTGAGGATGAGGACGCCGAGCCCGTGGCTGTGAAGCCCTATATCTGGGAGCACGCTATGGAGGGCAAGGAGACTAAGAAGTATGAGCGCGCAGACATTGACGGCAAGGTCTATCTGTGCCACTACAAGACCAAGGAGTTCCTCGGTGTGTGGGACGAGCAGAAGAACAAGATTAAGAAGGCCGAGAACCCCTTCGCCTAAACCAATAGAACACATACAAAGACAATAAACAAATAGAAGAACGGAAAGAAGAGGCAGCGAAGCATAGTCGCAAGCCGCTTTTTCCATTTGGCTTGACTCTTGACACGTCTGACCCCAACGTAAAATTGAATGCGCTCTTGGCATCTCAGAAGGTCACGGGGGGAGCACACAACACGATAAGCAATCACAGGTTAAAATGACGTCCAAGTGCGGCTTTGAGTTCTTCTGTATCTGCGTCATCTATCCCCACAGGGAGCTGTTCCATGAGATCAGTGAGATGTGGGTCAAGGCTGGCGAGGATTACGATGAGCGCGACCTCAGGGCGCTCTACCAGGACTGTAAGAAGCACAAGTCTACCAAGACAAACGCCGAGGCACACATTCTGACCAAGCTGAAGGAGATGATTAGCGACGCCACACTCACTGCCGAGCAGGAGACCAAGGTCGTCGCAGATATCAAGAGCGGCTGGGCGGCATTCATCGCCGAGTCACCGGTTCACTATTGCGGGGAGGAGGAGTGTGACGGCGAGTGCGGAGTCCAACCCTGCGGCGAGTGTATTGATACGTGCCGCTGCCACTGCTATAGGGGCACTGCGGCATGGCGCGAGCGTCACGGGTGGTAAACCAAACTAGAAAAACGGAAGTTAGAGGCAGCGAGGCTCTTTTTCCATTTGTGGGTGTTGTCAATAAAATTGAAAGAGGTTGCTTACTATTGAAATAGTACGCATCCTGACACTACAAACAACGACCAAAATGGCAGACACCGCGCCTATCTACAGCGAGGACGAGAAGGGCCATCCCCAGTTCCGTCTGGGCTCCCAGACACACAAGATCGACTGCCGCATCACAGGGATGATGAGCATCATCAGCAGGACCGCATTTGGATACCGCCGTGTTCTGTGCGCAACCGACTACACGGCCTTCAACTGGACTTACTTTGCCGAGAGTGACGACCAGGTGTGGGCAGTGGTGGAGGCCTTCCGCAAGTATCGTGGGCTCTAAACACAAACAAACATAAAAACGGAAAGAAGAGGCGTCGCAAGGCTCTTTTTCCAGTTTGGGTTAACTTGACATCCGTAAAATTGAACTCGTCATGAATTCCATTTTACAGTAACGACACCGAGAACAAACACCACACACGACTAGCAAACTCAAGCGACATGGCGTACATTCCTCCTCACAAGCGCGAGGTAGCTATGCGCCCCGTATTCAGGGCTGTGATGCGCGACCTGCTTACGGCAACACACTGCTGCGGGTGCGGCGCGGCGAGGCCCGTGACACTCCTGGGTTATGTGGGGCAGTATTGTGGAAAGGGCTGCTGGGACTGGGAGGATGACGAGGATCCCCCTGTTGTCAGTCGCGCACGCTCCAAGTACCACGTGGACTGGCACAATAGCCGTAGCCCCACCAAGTTCGTGTGGCCGATGGCTGGTCCAACTACAAACGAGTGTATCAGGACACGGCCAACAGTGGCGATTCCTGGCTACAATTGCTAAATCAGAAAAAACAGAAGTTAGGGTGTGCGCAGACCTTTTTCCATTTGGGTTGACCGGTTGACGGGGCAAAAAATTGAACGGGTCCGAGGGCCGCTCAGGAGGGTACAACCTGGAAATAAGCAATCAGTAATCAGCATTCAAAATGGCCTCTATCACCGAGTCTTCTTCCTCTATCGCCAGCGTCATGGACCTGGCAAAGACGCTGGATGCGACTGCGCAGTACGACCTCGCTATGACGCTGCTCTCTAACCTGAAGGGTTGGATGGGCGGCGCTGATGGCGGCGGCAAGCGCAAGCGCAAGCAGCGGAAGCAGAAGGACCCTAACGCTCCCAAGCGCGAGGTGAAGCCTGACAGTTACATTGCCCTGGTGAACAAGACCGTCTGGCCCATCCTGGACGAGATGTCCAAGGCGGATGGTCTGGATGTTGAGGCCAAGAAGCAGATGCGCAGTGTCAAGGCGCGGACGCAGATTGGCAAGATGCTGTGGGACACGCGCGTGGAGACGGCCGATAACAAGGCCGACGCCATCGCTGCGCTGACTCGCGAGCAGATTGTGGCTGTGTTTGAGGAGTGGAAGGTCAACCCCCCTGTCAAGGATGAGTCGGCGAAGACGAAGAAGTCTAAGCTGGCTGGAATGACTGAGGAGGAGAAGAACGCATTCTTCAAGGCGCGGGGTGCCAAGGCCGCCGCTGCTCGTGCTGCGAAGAAGGCGGCTGCGGGTGGCGAGTCTAAGCCTGCTAAGAAGCCTGCTGCCAAGCCTGCTGATGACGACGACGCCAGCAGCGTGAGCAGCGCAGAGAGCGACAGTGACAGCGACAGCGGCTCTGAGGCGGAGGAGCAGGAGGTGAAGCCGACTGTGTGGGAGCACACCATGAAGGGCGCCGACAAGCCCACCAAGTATGAGCGCATCGACATTGACGGCAAGGTGTTCCTCTATGATCTGAAGACCAAGAAGTTCCTGGGTCAGTGGGACGAGAAGAAGAACAAGATTGACAGCAAGGCGGAGGATCCCTGTGCCTAAACACTAACAGAACCACACAACTAAAACAAAAGAAAAGACCCATAGGGCCGCAAAATCAAACCACAAAATTTTTGCGTTTCTTGGTCTTACGACCGTGACGGCGCTTGGACTTGGTTTTGCGTTGTGTACGGTGTTTACGGAGAGAGCCACCTGCTGTAGCAGACACAAATGCTGGCATCCTATTTTTAGGTGAATTGAATAATCTACCTCTATAGTTACGGCTTGTATTTCTAACAGATGATGTATTTGTTTTGGCTTGCTGTGCGGCGGCTTGCTGTGCCACAGCCAACAGTTGGCCAAATCCATCTTCAACTTCTTTTATTTTTTCAATAAGTTCTGTCATTAATTCAAGATTTTGTGTTACTTGGTCATTTATCGCTACACTCGTATCTACTTCAAAACCGCTAAATACATCTTCTATAGATGATATTTGAATATATTTTTCTTCAGCAGTCTCTGCCCTGTTTAGATACGTATCGCGAACCTTGAACATTATATCTCTTAAGAAATACAAGACACACTTACTATGCCCCTGTGTGGAGTCAAAATAGAGAAAATATGTTTCCAAATCATTCCAATATAAATATTTTTCTATTAAGGTGTATCCCTGTGTGTCAGGATATTTGAATAACACGTATTCTAATAATTGTGACAAACGAACGCAACTCTCATGTTCACCGATTTCCTCAAGTGTCAAGCGCCAGCCAAGATCGCGGAATAAGAAATAGAATGATGTAAGGGGATTGTGAAAATAATTGAATATAGAATCTTGTGAAGGGCCACCACCACCTTGACCTACACCTCGTAATCGGTTTAATGTAGTATTTATTAATCGTAATTGATCGGCCGTTCTGGGTCCAATACTTGGTTTTCCACGCAAAATTGCCAAAGTGGGGCCGTAATCACTTACAAAAAGACTGTCATTTATAGGGTCTGGGACTGGGTCGCGCATGAAACGTCCTGGGATGACCCCCCTGGCGGGCGTGGCAGATCTGGTGAGAACGGTGCGCTGCGCCTCAGTGGCGGATGCGGCAGACCAACGTGTAAACGGAACTTTTCTACGATAATCTGAAATATCGGCCTTATTATAAGTATCATTCTCAGGATTTTGATACATTGACGCTTCAATTGCATTGAGTAATACAGAACTTTCAAAATTTAAATTAATTTTATCAGTATTTAGCATAGAATATAACAACGCAAATAATGTCACTATAAGTGCTAGTAAGGCACCCAAGTCTCCATTACCGCCCTCTTGTACTAGTACTAGCGGTTGCTCTGGAACTAACACACCGGTATTCTCGGCAATAGGCGCATCAATATCAGTTAAATACCTTAATGTATCAATAAGTTTGTTATAATCAATTTTCTTTTTTTCTTCTCCTATTTTTCCTATATAGCCACGCAACGTATCAATTAGTGACCGTTTCTCCCCTGGATTCAATTGTTGATTTAAAAATGAAAATATACCAATACCATTTATTTCTGAATTTGAACCTGAAAAGACGCCACTAAATATTTTTAATTTATCAATTAACTTTTGCCTTTTAATAGTTGCAGCACTACTAACCCTACTTAATGACGCAATATAGTTATTAATTGCGGTCTCACCATTTACTATACCAGGAGCACCTCTTTTAGCATCTATCGCTTCTTTTAAACACATGTAATTATGCCGATAATTAGAAAATTGAGCATATATTGTTCCATAACTATCAGGGGGTATAGGGGCATCGGCTGTAAAGGGAAAATCTCCGCCACTATCATCATCTTTTAATTCAGGAAGAATTACGCGAAAGGCACAAAGTTTCATTGCCTTGGTGATAATAGCTTTTATTTTTGTCTCAAGGCTACTACCACGGCCCTCAGGGGGGGCGGCCGCAAGTTCAGCAGTAAACTCAGTCTTTATTTGCCCTTCTATAGCAGTATATTGCTCAGTATATCTTGTTTTATACCCCGCATATGTATCGCCATCTACCATAACCACATCCGCTGGTTTAGGAAATTTAGTAATTAAACCCAAAAGTTTGGCCTCTTTTGTTGGCGCATCTCGACCAGTAGGTATAATTTTATGAAATCGAATAAGCCAATACTTATTGCTATTTTGTTGATAATATGTAAAACATGCGTCAACTCCAACAAACAGCGCATATGCTATACAAATTTTATCTACAGAAACGATCATTGGCCTCATATCTTTTGGCAACCCAAACCGTTCAGGTTGTAAACACGCGAGAACTTGAAGCCAATCACCGCTGCGCTTTTGTTGAAGTGCCGCATAATATGATTGCTGAATATTAGTACTACTTGTCAAGGTGCTTATCAAACTTCCAATATATGCCGAAAGGGTTGGAACTGCATTAGGGTGCGAATCTTCTGTTGAATGCTTTAAAACCATGACTTGGCGAGTAAATGTTTTATCTGTAATATTTAATGTCGTATATGGAACGCCATTTTTCTCGGCCTTTACTGGCGTTAAAGATAAATTAAACTTTGAGAAAAAACACTCTAATTCTGTTAAATTATTACCTCTTGCCGTATCCGTTATAGGATACAATACATTATAGGGGGCGTTATCTTCATTATCTTCTTTTACTTCAATTTCAACTATATTATTCTCGTGCGGTTTGATATTTACTTTGCCAGCCGCATCATTAATTCCTTCACGTGGTAATAAGTAATATGCTTTTAATTTATCTGTATGTCTTTGACCAGTATTACCAACCATGTGCTCATAAAATTTTACGCTACACGCATCTATAGTAAATGCAATTTCATCTTTCCCATGAGGGTTCATAAACGTATAGAGTTCTTGAGGTGTTCTTTTCCAGTCATAATCTGCGTCTTTTGTTGCCACTAATGATGCCTCAACAATATATTCATCATCACCTTCAAATCTTCTAAATCTTCCTATTTCACGCGGCGTGGACTGGGCGGCTTCTGGCACCACTTCATTCAAAATTGCTTGGAATGTTGCTGGTGATGGATCCCTATAAAAATTTGTTGAAGCGGGGGTATTAAATGGTCTAAATTTTGCCAATATATCAAATTCGGACTTAATACCAACTATAGCATTGTCGCCAGGTGTACCAATTCTTGTAAAATTAGAATCAACATAAACGCTTCTAAATAAACTAGAACCCGCTCTTTGTCCTGAAAAATCATGGTCGGCGTCTGCTACGGCGGCCTCTTGTGTAAATCCATTTAATAATGCGAGAAAATCGGCTGGTGTTGGAGGTGCTGCTATAGGTGCCGCTGCTACGGGTGCTGCTGGGCGTCGCCCTCTAGATGGTGCTCTAAACATAGATCCGCTCTCACTCTACTTAATCTTCATAAATCTTTTTGGACAATATACCGCCGATATAGCAATTTACATATACAGTATAGATGCTCCACAAAAAATTGATGGGCGCGTCGGGTCCAGTAGAAGGCACACCTGCTTCAGATTACATCTTTAGCACTTTCAAAATGTCTTTCAGCACTATCGAGATCAAGGACGAGAACGAGCTCTTCTGGGGTGGCGAGGAGCCCCAGACTCCTCCCCCCGTGGTCCGTGCTCAGCTGATTGCTCCTGGAGCTCCTGCTCGCGAGAAGCGTCGCGACCCCCTCCAGCCGCTCGACGCAAATGTGCTCGACGAGATTCTGGTGGCCTGGTCTGACCGGTCCCACCAGAATCGGATGGCAGTCCTGAATGCCGAGGCCGACAATCTGCTCATGGACATCCTCGGTCATGGTCACAAGGAGCGCGTGATGGATGCGCTCGCCGATACGGTTGCGGCGGCCAAGCGTAACACCGAGCTCAAGGTGCCGCTGTGGTCTTACAAGACAGTCGAGTACGGCCACGACATCGAGGGCACCTCCTGGGCCGACAAGCCCTACGACGGCTTCACAACCTCTCGCGAGTGGGCTCAGTACTATGGGTACGAGACCCATGTCTCCGCATCTCGCTACAGCGCCGAGTACCTGTTCAAGCACACTGACGCTATGAAGCGACTTGCTGAGGCCTTCTCGGATGAGTACTTTCGAGTTGTCAAGCACAAGACGCTGGACTGGGATGACGGCGAGGTTTGCGCCTACACGATCAGCCTCTGGCTCGAGTTCTGGCCCTCCAAGACTATGGAGGCGAGGCTGCGCGAGGCCTATGTGGCCACTGAGCCCGTTGTGGCTGCTGAAACCTATGATGGGTATGTAGACGACTGTGATGACTGCGGCTGCTGCGATGATGAGTACTAAACCATACTATAATATATAATGTCGTGAAAAAGATGTGCTGCTGCCTTTTTCCATTTGCGGCCGAAAAATTGAAGACGGTATAAAGGCTGGTCAAAAGTACCTACATACGATAGAAGAAAAGCCATCAGAATGCCGTCCCTCATTCCACGTGCTCTCGCCGCAGTCCTGGCTCCTGGGCCCACGCTGCCCATCACGACGCCTCCTGGATACCAGAGGCCCGCGGCGCCCCTTATGGAAATCGTAATTGATTCAACCGCTGGCTCTACGCGGTATGTGCTTATTAAGAAGCCACTAGTGTCTATCGTAGCAAAGAGAGTGTAAAGACTTCCTTGTTACTATATATACGCACAATGGTTGAACTGACAATTTTTCAATGGTTTCGGTTTTGCTGCCGCCGTGGCATAACGACACGCATTGGTCTCTGCCGTTCATGCGGTGACCCCACGCGCGGGGGCGAGTTGTGCCAGGAGTGTAATGCTGAGCGCGAGACGGGTCGTCTAAGTGGCACAAGCGACGATTTGACTGGCATATAAATTCTGCGAGCGCAGAGGCCTCTTAGGGTCAGCTCCAGGATAAATGAAATCCGGTTCAATGGAACCGCTGGGCCAATACGGCCCATCAAACTCCGTCGGCGGCGTGCGAAACATGTACCAGTCTGACGGGATGACAACCTCCGCAACACCGTAGGAACCTGGCGCGATTCCAGATGTTGCGTTGCCTATAACATCATTAAACTTGTTGCTATAGGACGCATGCGATGGCACAATTTCAGCTTCAGAAGCCACAAAAGACAGTGGCATCTTAGGTGCTTCCTCTATAGTTTTTGGTTTAGGAGGCGGTGGGGCGGGACGCTGTATACTCAACAAGTAAGCGAGTCCCAAAAAGAAGACAAGTATTGCTCCGATTAGAAGCATCTACTCTGTTACATAAAATTGAGTGCGATGGCTCCTGGAATGAAGGCACCCACACAATGAAAAATGTCGCTCGAAATTCTAGCCTTCTTCACGAGCGCAATGTGCGCCCTGCTTCTTCTTGGTATTGAGAGATATCATACTCTCAATATCAAGCATTATACTGGCACTTTTATGCCTCTTATTGAAGGATTCGTCGTCAAGATCGTACCCATTGAGGGCGATATGGATCCTGAAGAAATAGTTTAGCGACGCTGCTTGCGACTTTGTTTGCGACTTTGTTTGCGACTTTGTTTGCGATTCTTGCGGTTCTTGCGACTCTTACGCTGGGAGTGACCGGGCCACTTGGATTGCGCAATAGGGCCTTTGGGTCCGATTAAATTCTCCGCCATTTTTGTAGCCATTTTTCGCGTATTTCCCATGCCTTCCGTGCGCTCATACTCAAACACGGCCTCATTTGACCTCCTAGGAGCCCAAATACTCTGGCCCAATACATTGGTATTTCTTGGCTGCGGAACATACAAAGGGTGACCCTGAGGGCGTTGCATTTCTCTATTTTAGAGTGGATAAAATTGAAGGAGAGGGCGGGGACTTGAGAAAGATACGTAACCTGATACATCAAATCTACAATGGATCCTGAGAGTATCGAGCACATGCGGATTGAGGCGGCGGCGGATGCGCTGGAGGACTTGGCAGAGCGCATGGTGGCCGATACTCACTTTAGGGGAGTAGTTGCCGAGTTTCATAGCAGCGCAGCACACATTGCCAGTCTGCCAGACATCGCAGACCGCGCATTCCACCTCAATGAACTGGGAGAACTGTGCTACATGAATCCTGACCTCATGCTTCGCTCGTCCACTGTTCGGCAGCGACTCTTCCGCGAGTTTGAGACATTCTTTAGTGCCCTCAAGAACGGAGCCGTGATTCACCTGGACCTACGAGACCAGGTGAATCGCCTCTATGGCATGCTGCTCGAGATGCGGCGCGGACTCGAGAAGGACCCGCGCTGCCAGTTCTAAGACATGCTACCACATCCTTTGGCATCCTCGTCAAAGGCTGTATTACGAACCTTGTGCCACACATATGTATATTCATGTTTCGTAGTTTTTCCAACATCTAACGCATTTCCTCGCACTGCTTGCGTCGCGTGACGGTCCATAATAGGATATTTCACCTTCTTGTATAGTTTAGGAAGACATCCCTTAATTGTATTATACATCCATTCTGGAACATTCAAGCACATATATCCGCCATTCTGAAGATGCGTCCATGCTTTTTTGAATGTTGGAATAAAAAATTTAGTTATAAAATCCTGATCATCTTTATAGGCTGGCATATGTTCATAGACTTCAAGATTACTATACGCGGTACTTGTAAAAATACAATCATATTTATACTTTGAAAAATCTACTGACTCTGACGGCTTGAAAATCATTGTAACATCCGCCTTTGGCTCGTATGTTTTTACCATTTTCTCATATGCTGGTTTTAGAGATTTATTCGTGTCAATTCCAATATAGGGTATCCCCATGCTCATAGCAGCCATCGCCCTCGCCGTCCAGCCCGCCGAGGGATCAAGAATACCTATCTTAGGTTTAACAAGACAATAAATATATTTCGCATAAGAAGCGCGCATCGTATTTACAGACCCAAATAACAGCTGAAATGTTGTATACATATCCGCAAGTTTCGCATCGCGGCTTTTAGGATTTGAGGAATCCCACTTACGATACTTGCGTGTTTTGCCTAGAAGATATTTATAGTCTTTTGAGGACTTGTTTCGTATTGTTTCCAAAAAAGAACGACGCTTTGTTTTTGTTGCCAAGCGATGCTTGAAAGTCAAATAATCAATAGCCTTCGCTCCTTGCCTTAATAAATCAGGTCGGGATTTACACGGAAGGTCTTTTAGTTCTTTATAGGACTCTATAGCCCTTTCTTCTGTAATCGGCCGTATACGCTGCGCAATTTCTTCGGCGCTCATTGGGCTAGGAGGCCCTTCCTACATTAGTCTAAGATATTACTGCATCTTCATAATGGGCTCGCAGCGCTCATATTCGGCCTTGTACTCCGCGACCACGGTCTTATCACCTTCAGCCTTTTGCGCGCGCTCTTGAATGGCGGTGAGATTCTTGAAGCAAGTCATACGCTGCTCGTGGATGGGCACGGACACGGGATACCACAGGGCCACAATACGCTCATAAAAGGATGGCATTCTATACTGTAGATTTATTGTAGAAGTTTAAGCCAGCATTAACGCAGGGCGCGCAAAAGTTTAACAGCGCCATATCCCATGGCGACGGGCGCCCCAGCAGCGGCGGCCAAACCCAAAGCACCTCCCGCATAGGCGCCTACCATGGTTCCTGCTCCAAATCCCATAGCGCACGTGGCAACATACATGCCACCTACGGCCGCAAATATAGAAGGCGGTTTTATCTCCTTGTGTATGACAATTACCTTATTCTGTGGCGATTCCATTCTACTTTTTCAGCGGAAATATACATAACCAATTTTACTCAATCTAAGCAGATGGCGTGTCGCATATTTGTATTTATAATAGGCAGTTTTGAGCAGCCCTGTTATAAGGATATGCTATATATGAGGCGGCAGCAACTTGAGAGATATGGAATACCCCATATCTTTGTGTTGGATGGTGATAAGCCTAGCGACTATATAGACGGCCCTCGCGATTTCTGGGTAGAGAAAAATCCAGCATTTCCAGCCAAAGCCATGAACCCGCACATGATTGTGAAATTTCTCAAAGGGTTACGAACTATTGATGTGAGCCAATATGATTATATTGTGCGGGTCAATGCGTCCACATATATTCAGTTTTCAGAACTTTTCAGTCTATTGGGGTCCTGGCCAAAGCAGGGCGCAGCGGGCGGATATCTCCTCACCCAAGGAATCTTGGCACTCCGCCTCGACCGTTTTCAGTTTATTTCTGGAATGTGTATGGTTTTCAGTTCTGACGTCGCCGCGCATTTACAGGGGCTGGCATTAGATTTAGACGTATATGCGAAATCGTATGATGATGTGGTGTTATCCTATATGATTAAAGATAAGGTTACTTCATGGATTCATGTTCCATTTGTATTTTACACGGGCGATAGGCTCCGCTTGCCGCGTGCCGTTGAAGGGCCGTTTCATCGCGTGCGCCACACAGACCGCAGCAATGACACCCTTGTTTGGCGCGAATTGCTGCGGCTGGATAAAGGCATCTAAACAGTTGCGAATATTATAAGATAAGAAGAAGAAAATGTCTACTGTTACTGTTGAAATCCCCCGCGTGCGCTACCTGTGCGGTCTGGAAGAGAGCTGGGACCAGCCCACCTATATTTACCCTCTGCGCGAAGAGGATTCTGGCTGGACCACCGTGAGCCGTCGCAAGCGCTCCAGCCCTACCAAGGCGCGCCCTGCTCGTCGTAGCGGACCCTCTGCGGCAGAGATGGTGAATGAACTGCGTGCCCTGTAAATATTACGTAATACGATATAAACAGTATATTGTATTACTTTATGATGATGATGGAAAAATTGACGGGCGGGGGCCTTGGTATAGAAGAGTACCAAGATATGCTAAATACGATCAAAATGTTCCGCGCCAACGATATCGAGACTAGCAGCACCAGCACCGACTCTTCCGAGTGGCAGACTGTCAAGTCGCGCCGCACGGCAGTGCCTCGTGGCTCAGCTGCCTATACCGCGAGTGGCAATGGCTATCTGCCACCCTCCCTCCGTGCCGCGGCAGAGGCTGCCAAGAAGCCCACGTCACTGTGCGCAGATGACTTTCCCGCTTTCGGTATGGCCCCTAAGCCACTTGCTGGAGCTTGGGGCGCAAAGGCATCCTTTGCCCAGAAGGTCAATAATATGATTGCCCACGAGCAGCGCACCGAGGCCGAGAAGGAGGTCGAGCGAGAGGCCACCAAGGAGATGGATGGCTGGACTGTTCTGTCACTGTGCTTTGACAAGGATCGCTACACCAACTATGCCGAGATGTTTGCGGTGGGGGCGCGCCTCGAGCGACTGGTGACGGATGCCGCAATCACCGAGTGTCTCAACAACGGCAGCAGTGAGCCTATGCGATACACGACGAATTACGATGATCTTGAGGAGTCTGACGACGAGTAATATGGCACTCCTTGTCAAAAAACAAAACAAAACAAAATAATTTTTACATTATAATACACAGTCCGCCCGTGTACAAGTGCTCGTCTTCACTATCATCCAGAACCTCTTGTTGCTGTTGAGGTTGTTGTTCCGGTTGGACCGGTTGTTGCGCCTCTACAGATGCCGCAGCAGCAGCGGCAATCGCGGCCTCAGATGGTTCTTCTTTCGCCTCCTGACGCTTGGCCGCCAAACGCTCGCGCCCCTTTTTCAACGCAGCCAACTGCGCCTCTGTTAATTGCCTCTTGGGCTTCACACGCGGCCCTTCAGCCGCTGCTTCAACACTTATTGTTTTTTCCATCAAAAAGTCTATTACTTTCCTTTCGCACACGGCCTTTAGACGGCTGGAAAATTGACCTCTTGATTGGGAGCCAGGAATAGTACCCAGACTTTCATACTCATACAAAATGACGACAGTACCCAGTCAGATTCCCTATACCTGGGGCTTTGTGCCGCGGCTTCCTGACAAGATAAGTTGGGAGAATCGGCTCTTCATCGGCCACACTCACCGTCTCACCGAGATCTACGAGAAACTTGTGGCAACTCTGAAGCCATTCCAGATTCGTGGAATGGTGTGTTTCAGGGGAAACTTGGATCAGGTCAAGAAGATGAAGAATGTCTCGTTCCTTGAAATGGGCGACGAGATTTGCTGCCAGTTCACCTGTAAGCAACACCTCGACATCATCTTCAAGGGCTGCGACGCGTATGCGATTCCGCCGTCCGCAATTCATACTATCACACTATTCGACCACGGCTACTTTATCCACTAGTAACAGGAATGCCTTTGGTGGCGAAAACAGAAAAAGAACAATGTACTGCGTTTGGTGGGGCACGAGGTCCGCGCCGTTGTAGACTTGTCGCGAGACCCGGTCACACATCATGCCACATTCATCGCAACTATTACAGAGACTGGTGCGACCGAAATAAACCCGCCGACCACTGGAATGATTTAACACAGCGCCAACAAACAGAATACAGATTTCAAGTTTCCAGAGGCCTTGTGGAAATTCCAGCTAAACAAGTTGTTCTGCTGCGACTTTCCCAGGTCGACTATTACACACTCTTCATGCGCTACACGGATTACTCGCCTACAATCAACATGCGCTGTCTCACAGAATACATTTTTTTACGGGCAGATAACGGCACCGGTATAGATGACTATATGCTAAAAGATGTAGACACCTGCTACATTGTATTCAAATCGATTGTTTTACGGAGCATTATAATGCGCCAAGAGACTCCCTCTATGACAATGCTGGCGGCAGAAGTCTTCTTGAGCCGACCTGAATGTAGACAACTTGTCTTTTCAGCAAAACTGAGCACCCTTTTTGAGTTTTTTAAGGATATTATCCAAATCTACGCACCAGATTGGAAGGAACTGTATGATTTGGATGAAATTAATAAACAGGGTGGCATCCGTAGAGCCTTTTCAGTCCATGCGGCAGCCATTAGAGAGCGTTGTGCGGTCTACAAAGAAGACCTCATTGCGGAGGCTTGGAAGCCGCGACGCATTGAAAAATGGCTCGAGTGCGGATACGATGTATTTGCGGAGATGTAGGCAGTTCACCGAATGAGCCGCATGACGTCGATTGAAAGGTCCATGAGTTTACGAATGGGCGTCTTAGACTTGAGTTCAAACCAAGTGTCGCCGCTCGTGTCCTGAATTTCCACGTGCTTAATCCGAGCCGTATTGCTCGTCTCCTTCCAGAGAAGAAAGGGGTCGAGCACCTTTGGAGTAATATGAGGAATCGTTACACACGGCACCTGGGCAGAATCCTTAGGAATCTGCGCATAGCGCACCATGGTTCCAAAACGGTGAATCGTGTAGAAACGCATTTTTTACTGCTGGTGCCTTTCGTTGGCGGCTTGCGCGGGTTCAATTTTATCCCATCGTCGCCAAAGCACCCGTAATACAGCCAGCTCCTATTAGAGCGCCCATTGACGGCTTCTCCTCCGCATACACAAGCCCCCAGGTATACGCGGCAGCCACACCGATAAAGGTCAGAATACTAAATACAGCCGTTGGTAAACGAGGAATGCTCCAGAAACGCAGACTGTAGCCGAGGAATCCAATGAACACATTAAACAAGAGCAGCGGAATCCAGTTTTGGAGGCTCGCTTTCCAGTCTGTACCCGTAACCGCAATCCAGCCAATAATTCCAGCAAAGGCCGCAGGATACAGACGCAGGATGGGCAAAAATGCCGATGATTCCTCGCCCGTCTTGGCGACCATGAAAATCATCGTCTCCGTGAGCGCCGAAACGAGCGACGCAATTACACCGAGCATGACATTTTTTGGTTTGGATTCTTTATCGTGCGCCCCCTCGCCCTCTTTCGTGTACTTACTAATCAAGAGCACACCCACAAATGCGAGGGCCATTGGTATCAAGAGCGCAGTGTTGAAAGACTCGCCCAAGAAGAGCACACCCGCGAGAATATTGAAAAAGGGATACAAGTAAAAGAGCGCGAGCGCAGAACCTGCTGGGAGGTGCTGGTAACTGAAATAACTGGAGCCAATGTGGACCAGATTCATGAGGCCGAGCGCCGTGCTCTGGGCGGCTTTGGACCACGACCCCCACGAGAACTTGCGGTCATTTGGACTGCTCAAGGCTGTGCCGAGAACTGTATATGTACCGAGACGCGCGAGAAGTTGTGTGGGGAGGCCAACGCCGATTTGTTTAATAAGAATCGGATGAAGCGCGAGGGCAATTTCAGCCGTAATGGTCGTTATAGATGCCAGAGTGGCCGTATTCATTTGGCTGCGGATACTTAATGTAGTAGTATAAATAATAGTGTAAGAATATGGGCGAATTTCACTCATGGGGAAAAATTATGATTTTAAATGAAACCGACACGTATTCATGTAAAGAAATTACAGTGTATAAGGGCCAAAAATATAGTCTCGCAGACTATGCTGGCATGGACTTGGATGGAACATGGCATTGTGTGAGCGGACGTGGAACCATCACAATACCCTCACACAGAAAATGTATTTCTCTCTGTGAATACAAAAACAAAATCAATATTGAGGTATTTAGACATGCCGAACCAGACGATGCGCTTCATCTCCTATGCTGGCAGCACAGTGATGTTGTAATTGTTGAAGTTATTCGTAAGAAGGATCCTTGGCGAACTGGACAATCGTCGCGCCCAGATAGCCAGCAAACGTATAGTCCTCATTTGTCCCCAGAGACTCAATAACCATCTTTAGCACATTTGATTCAGGGCTATGAATATATGACATGCCATCCTTAGAATAGTAAATACATATATTCACAGGGACTACCGTTGAGGCCTCCTTTACGGCGTTTGACTTGCCACTTCCACCGGTGCCCACAATCATCACGGGTCGTGTGGAAGCGGACTTGAGGTAGTTCACCAGGTAGGCAACCTTCTCCGCGTGCGTGACAAGAGTGGGGGCCATTTTGATTGTATTCGTCGCTGTACTGTTCTAGGGGAAGGGGATATGGAGCCAATTTTATAGGGGTCTAAGGAAAATTCAGTAACTGAAAATACAGATACTGGAAATGTCTAGCGGTCCGCAAACTGATTCTGGGCTGGCCGCTATTTTCAGTGGAGCCGACTGGATTTTCCAGACTGTAAATTCAGCACTGGAAAAAAATGAGGGCCGTCTCATTGGACGCCATGGAACTATTGAATTAGAGACCCTATTGGACACACAACATCCAGACCGTTTCTGTCCAACTTTAGAAAGAAATGCTGGAATTTTTCCACGAACTCGTGATTCCCTCTTTGAATGGCGCGATAGATATACAGCCGCTGTGCGAGAAGCCGACGGCATGGCAGTTGGCTGGTATGCGCCCCTCGCGGCTAAAGAGGCTGAATTTTTGAATACTATAAATCCTGGCGCCGAGCGATTCCCTCTGCGGTCCTTGGAACCCTATTATGCTCCCCAACCTTGGACGCGCGTTTTAAAGGGACAGCGTGTCGCCGTCGTATCCTCCTTTGCCTTGTCTATGAAAGAACAACTAGAATTCAAGGAACATATTTGGAAAGGACGCCCTGATTTACTACCTGATGCCGACTGGCATTTCATACGCTCCTATTACAGTCCTGACCTAGCACAAGGCCGAGCAGGTTGGCCCAAAGGAATTGCGTCCTGGGCTGATGCGGTTTCTTATCTGGAAACTGAAGTGCTGAAAACGGGTGCGCGCCTAGTTTTGATCGGCTGCGGCGGTCTCGCCATGCCCCTCGCTCTCGCTCTGAAACGACGAGGCTTAGTAGCGATCGTGCTTGGTGGTGCTATACAAGTCCTCTTTGGAATCAAAGGCCGACGCTGGAAAACTCACGAAGTTATTTCCAAATTCTGGAACGATGACTGGATTTATCCAAAACCAGAAGAAACGCCGCTGAGCGCACGAGATATTGAAGGTGGATGTTATTGGTGATAAAATTGAAGCCGGTGAATCAGTATATACAAGGTATAGAGAATACTATGTATATACGGTAGAATGCCGCCCAAGAAGAAGTATGTTCTGGTGCGGAATGAGGAGCCAAACTATGTGCTGACCAGCGGCAATGAGGCGGCGGCAGAGGAGGCCTTGCGTGCCGTTAGTAAAAAGGTCAAGGTCAAGAAGACTGCCGCTGTTGCTCCAATCGACCCGGTGCCCGTGGCTCCAGTCAAGTCGCGCAAGAAGAAGTATGTGCTCGTGCGCAACGCCCCTATTGCGGCCGCATCTCCTATGAAGCCCACTGACGAAGAGATCGTGGGAGCAATCCCTGTTACTCTTGGCGACGAAGTCCAAGCGGCGCTCGAAGAGTGGTACAGGGTCCGCGGCGAGGCGTTGCCCGCAGAGTATGTAGGATTTGGTACGCAGGTGGATGCCGAGGAAAAAGCCCGTGACAAGGCGCTCATGGATGCGCTGTATCCGCCAGAGCCCGCACCTGGT